TGATAACGGGGCGCAGCACCATCGTCTTGAACATATTCACAACGGTGTCGCGCAGGTTCTCAGCGAAGCCTTTGCTGCTCTCAAAGCCGCGCATCAGTGCGTCGGTTATGGAGTCGTTGATTTTGTCAGCGGTTTTTTGCCATTCTTTTGTAGATTCGTCTGCGGCTTTTTTGGCACCGGCTACTGTTTCCAATTGTGCGAGTTTGCGCAACTTGGTGGCCTGGTCTTTGGCATCTTGCGCGGCTTGCAAATATGCGTCTTTGAATTCCCCCGCATAGGCGCTGGCATTTTGCAGGGCTGCGGCGTAGGCTTCTTTTGTAGCTGCTGCTTCGTCGTATTTGGCGGCGGTGAGTGCAGCCACAGCCTCTGCGGTTTGGCCAATGGCATCTGCTTCGGCCTGTTTTTTGGTTATCTGTTCGTCCAGGTCGGCGGCTTCCTTGATGCGCAGATCGCTCCACTTGTCGAGGGCTTTGTTTTGGTCTTCTTGCGCTTTGGCTGCGGCTTTGGCTGCATCCTCTTGCGCGGCATACAGTTCTTTGACCATCGGCTGCTGGCCAATGAGTTCAGTGACCAGCTCGGCATAACGCGCATCGCTGAGGTTTTGCGATTTGCGCACAGCCTGCAGCCTGGTTAGCTGCTCGATGTAGTCGCCATTCACGCCGGAGAGTTTTGCCAGTAATTGCGCTTGCTCTTTGAGTTCGCGGTTTTGGTCGACCAATGCTTTTTTTGCGTTGGCGATGGCATCTTTGTCGGGAGACTTTAGAGCCTCTTGGCGGGCGAGTTCGCGGCGCAGGATGGTGTCGCCACTGCCTACGCTGCCAATTGGCGCATCGGCTTGTGCTTGCACTTTGGAGAGCCTATCCAGCTCGGTGCGCAGTTCTATGATTTTTTTGGTGCGTTCAGCGACTTTTGCGTTCAGAATAGCATCGCTTGGATCTGCCGCTGCGCGTGCATTCAGGCGCTCTAGCTCGCGCAGATCACTTGCCATGCCTTTGATGGTTTTGGATTGTGCGTCCGCATACCCTGATATAGCCCCCACAGTGGTGCCACCCACTACCAAGGCAAGGGTCCATGGATTGAGCGATGCCACCACGCCGCGCAGTATCACCAGTGCGCCGCTTATGCCGCCAATGCCGGAGGCTACTGCTGCCAGTTTGCCGACTATGGCAACGGAGGCAAGGCCCGCTAGCGCCCCTACAGTGGTCTGGATAGCAGTCTCATTTTCTTTGAACGCTGCGCCTATGGTCTGCACCACATCGGCTACACCTCGCAATGCCGTGGCCAGTGTGTTGGATACGCCACTGGCTTTGTCAAACTCGCCCACGGCCAAAACAGTGGCGTTTTGCAGGGTGGTGAAGGCTTGGCCTACAGTGACAACGGAGTCTTTGACCTCACCTGACAGCACTTTAGACTGGGACTCCAAGGCGCTTATGACGGCGCTGGCAGTGATCTTGCCTTGCTCGCCTAACTTGCGCAGCTCACCTGTGGACACACCCAAACCGTCTGCCAGCGCTTTTGCAAGCCTTGGGGTTTGCTCCATCACAGAATTCAATTCGTCGCCGCGCAGCACGCCGCTGGCAAGTCCTTGGGAAAGCTGAATAAGTGATGCCTTGGCCGACTCGGCACTGCCGCCGCTGATGGCGACTGCGTTGGATATGGACTCGGTTATGGCAAGTAGGCGCGTTTGCGACACACCCAGTGCCTCGCCTGCACGACTGATGCTGGCAAAGGTACCGCCCAGTTCGGTGAATGACACCCGGCTGCGCTGCGCTATGTCAAAAAGGGCTGTATAGGCTTTGGCCGCTGCCTGCGTGCTACCCGTGGCCAGCTTGAGCTGGTTATTTAGAATGGTGACGGCATCGGCAGCCTGTACAAATGCACGCACGGACAAACCAGCCGCGGCGGTGGCAGCAAGGTTTTTAAAAGATGCTCCCACCAGGTCTGCGGAGCGGTCCAGGCCGCCCATGCTGCCCTCCACCTGGCGCAGGCCGCTGTTGACGGCGGCTTGACCATCGAGTCTTAGGCGTATGCCAACGTCAGTTTTCGCCATGGCGATGGACCTTTTTATTGGTTGTTATTAGCCCGTTCTTTGGCCTGTTGTGCCCACACTTCAAGGCTGGCCACCTCTGCTGCGCAAATGCCTTTAAACACTTCGCGGCGCTCATCTCCGCACAGGCTGGTGCATTCGTCCAGGTAGACGCGCACACCGGAGTAATCAAGTCCCTCGCGCCCACCCATGCCAACGCGCCACTGGGTTTGCACGCCAATCCAGCACTGCCATGCCTGCACGTTGCAGGGCCAGAGCCATCCGGTCTCAAACTGCGGCGCTGCAGCGTCGCCAAAGAGCGCAGCCATGCCGAGCCCCTTGGGTTGGTGAGCTGGGTCGTCGCTGTCATGGCTTGGGCTTTCGGCTATCTGGCGTGCGAGCGCGGCTAGTTTTTTTCTTTAGCGCCGACTTCGGTCATGTAGGTGCGAAAGCTGACTGCAGCCACACCGGCAATTTTGAAGAGCTGTCGCAGCGATTCCTCGCTGTAGGGGATTGGCTTGTCGTCCTCGCCCTTAACGCCAGACCAGCCCATGACAACATCGGCCATAAAGTCGGTAATGGATGATTCGGAGTCGCTTTTGAGTTTGGCTTGGATCTGGTCTGCATCCAATCGAGTGCAGGTAAGGTTGAAGTCAAACGGCTGCGCAACGCCTGCAGCGTCGTTAATCGTTCCCTTGACCTTAAAACCTACGGTGTCTGAGACGATGATTTTGATTGCCATGGTGTAGCCCGATCTGTAAGTAAATGGCCCGATTGAGAAGGGGCGCAGGGCTGCCCGCTCGGGCAAAGACAGGCAAGCGGAGCCCGTTTGGGGACCGCCCTGCCCTGCGCTTATGGCGGATTACGCAGCGTAAGTAATCGTGCGGCCCAAGTAGCTGATGGCTACGCTGACAGCATTGACCTGATTGGCCGTGCGGGTTGGCACCTCAGACACGCTCATGTAACCATAGCCATACTCAGTGCCACCAGTGCCGATCACTTTGAAGGCCACCTTGGTGCTGACACGCGAAAGGCCGATCATGGTGATGTAAGCAGCTTGGGTTGTGTCGTGTGCCAGCGTGAGCGTTGTGGTGGTGGCGTTAAATCCGGTCGGGATTTTGATGGCGTTGCGCGAGGCCAGCAACTGCACGTCGGTGTAGCGCGCATCGCCGCCGCTGGAGCTGATGGTCAGCACTTGCGGAATGTCGGCAAATGCGCTTACTTCATAAGCGGAGCCTATACCCGTGCCTGCAGGGAAAAGTGAGGTGGACGATGTATCCAGGCCCTGAATGCTGAAGCTGTTGGCATCAATGCTGGTGACTTTGTAAATGGTATCTGTTGCGTCTTCCCAACCGGAAGAAAGCAAAATTTCATCGTTTGTGCTGTAACCGTGGCTGGTGCAAGTGGCCACTGCAGGATTTGCGTTGGACAGTGCGGTAATGGTCTTTGCACCGGCAAAAGTGGAAGAAAACTGAAAGCGGGAGCCTTCGGGGAAATTAAAAGCCATGGTGGTTCTCCTAAAAAAATTAACTGAAAGTAGTGCCTGTGCTGCGCTGGTACGCGTGAAAGACAAGGGTTGCGCAAGCGGAGTCGTCACCGTCTGCATCAAAGTCGAAAGAAACTTCTTGTGGCTGAAGGCCAATGACCACGCCGCCTAAAGTTGGGTCAGCCATAAGCCTGGCGTAAACGGACTCAATAAGTGCGTCAACAGCGACATCGGGGGTGGTTGAGGCCCCTGATCTGGCATAACATTCCACTGCAATATGGGTGGTCCAGCTCACGGGGTAGCCTGTGGTCAGCGCTGCTTGCGTGACCTGTGCCTGCAGTGGGCGCACCACTACGGCCAAGGCTGCTGCCTGCGCTATGGGGCGCAAGCGCACGCGGGCCACCTGGGGTGCCACTGGGGTGCCGCTTTGCAGGGCGGCCACCATGGCAGTTACAGCGGCGTTTACTATGCTGGTCATGTGGACGCCTCCAGCAGCAGGCGGCTGACACCGGTGCCGTCGGGCTCGTGCGCGGCCACCAGGTAGGTGACTGCGCCCACCACCGCAGACACGCCCACCGGGTTGGCGGGAACGCTTGCGGTGCTGAGCGTGAGGCTGGGCTGGGTGCTGGCCATGCCATAGGGGCCGACGGAGCCCAGCGCGAATGCCGCGTCAAAAATGGCCGACACCGTGACGCCGTTCAGGGTCACGCTGGTGGCAAATTCTGCGGTATTCATAAAGGCGCTGAAGTTCTCGGCAAACATGACGCTACTGCACTGCGCTGATTGCTGCCACTGCCACGGCATAGGCCGGGCTGACTGTGCCACCAAGAACGTAGTTCACGCGCAAAAAGCGGTTGACCTGGTCAAAGTTGACGCCGATCTTTTGCACGCTGCGGTTAGTGGTGAGGCCGGTAAAGGCTGCACCGGCCACATCGGCGTAAGTCCGTGCCGTGGTGATGATGGCAAAGGTGTCTGCCGATTCAAAAGCAGTGCCGCCAGCGGTCAGCATGAATTCAACTTTTGAACTTTGGTAGAGCGTGCCAACGGTGGCATCAGCCAGTGGGCCGGAGACGCTGCCGACCACGGTGGCGGTGGTTGCGTTAGAAAGCGTTACGGTGATGGTCTCGGCCACCGCGTCAGGCCCGCCATACACCTGAGTGCATGTGCCGGTGCCAGTGTTGGTGCCAGGTGTGACGCTGGTGACAACATCGCCATCGGGAGCGGCCTGTAGCTTTACAGCCAGCGTGGGGTTGGTGCCTGCTGTTGCATAGCCGGTGAGAATCAAACCGCCCTGACCTGCAAGTGAGCGGGCGTCGATGCCTGCGGTATTGCTGCTTGCGGCGATGCTGGCCGGAGCCTGCAAGGTGGTGATTGTGGAGTCGCCAATGATGTCCATCATGTGCTTTCGGGGGTTGGCTCAGGCGCGGGCTGGGCGGTTTTGGCCGCTGGTTTTGCGCTGGGCTTTTTGGGGGATAAGTCACCCGCCACGGCCCTGCCCTGGATGATCAGGCTTTGGGCTTTGGCTTCGGGCAGGTCGCGGACCTCGCCGGGGTAAGCATCGTTTCCGATGCCGCCCAGCGCAGTGCCGCGTGTGAAGGTGATCTTCATGGCGGCGGCCTATTAGCTCAGGGTGACGCCGGTGGCTTTGGTGAAGGATTGGCCGCGGCGCAGTGCGATGTCGCAGAGCTGGAAGCTGGTCACTTCGATCATGCCTTGCTTTTTCAGGGCATACGGGTCGACCACCAGCTCCATAGAGCCGAAGTTGCCAATCATCACATCGGCCCAGTTACCGAAGATCAAGCCTTGCTCGGCACCACCGCCCAAGACTGCGGAGACTTGGTTGGAAGCGATGGCGCGGTAACCGGCTACCAGACCTTCATTCAACTTACCTTCCCACAGCATGCGGGTGTCGGTGTTGGCAGCGATGACCGTTTTTGCCATTTTTCCAGCCAGGCCGGGGGTGGTGGCAAATGCCAAAGAGCCGCCCAGGGCGTTGTCTTTGAGCACTTCGGTGATCATGTCGATCAGCAGTGCGTAAGTTGGCACACCACCAAAGGCCACGCTGTTCACGTCAGAGGCGACATAGATGCCGCTTGGCTGGTTGGAGTTTCCAGTGCCGTGCAGTACAGCCAAGTCCCATGCCAGAGCGTGTGCTGCGGCCAGGTCTTGGCGAATGAATGCCTCTACATCCAGGCTGGACTGAGCCATCAATTGGCGGCTGAATGCCGTTGTACCTTGCAGCGTTTTGGGGCTGAGAGATACAGCACCCAGAGCGGCGTTGGATGCGGTGACATTGGTGCCATCGTTCTCAGCCATCCAGTAGGCAGATGCGCCACCGGTTTGCTTGGGGAAGCTGACCGGGCCAGTGAGTCCACCCATAACACGGGCACCCAGGCCAACGGCTACAGAGGCGTTACGCAGCAGCTCGATAAAGTCACCAGCTTGAGTAAACACGGTGCTGGCACCCTTGCCAGAGGTGTTGTACAAAGACTCGGCAATAGGGGCACGCTGCAGGCTCAGGGGCACAAAGATGCCGCCATTGCGTTTGACGTTGGCGGGCATGCCGCGCTCGATGTCTTGGCTAATCTCGACTTCAAAGCCGCTGACGTTTTGGCCTTCGGCCCGGCCTAGTGCTGCGGCGATGGCGCGCACGTAGGAGTAGTCTTTGGCTTCGCGGGCGCTGAGTTGCACGGTGTCGGTCTGCGGGTCTTTGGCTGCAGCGTCCAGCAAAGCGGCGCGGAAATCTTCCACGCTCTTGCCTTCGCGGATGAATTGCATAGCGAGCTTGTCGCCACCGCGCTTGGCGTGGGCTTCGCCCAGAGCGGCGATTTCGTTGGTGCGGCTGCGCTCGTTTTTAGCGGCGTCAGAGCGGGCTGCGGCTTCGATAACTTGGATGTCGGGTGTGGTCATGGTGATTTCCTTGGGAGTTAATTCGGTGGTTTCGGCTTCGGCGCTGCGTGCGCCTTCGATCAGGGTTTCAAACGCTTGCGCGTCTTGGGGTGCCTCGGCACGGCCTACGCCAACAGTGGCATCGGCTGGCACAGATACGATGGAAAGCTCCAGCGGCTCCCAATCCACAGCGCGATAGGTTTCCGCATCGCCCTGCTTGCTCTCCAGCACCATCTTGTGGACTCGATAGCCCACGCTTACGTGCTGGCGAATGCCGTCTTTGACGTCTTGGTAAATCTCTTGGGCCGCTGCGCTTTTTCCAAAGCGCACGGTGGCGCGTCCGACGCGATCCGAGCCCAGTGTGATTTGCTCAATGACGCCAATCTGGCGAGTGTGGTCATGGTCTACCAGCAGCGGGCCAGCGTTGTTTAAGCGGGCCAGGCGCACACTGCTGGCGGCATGGTCAAGAATCTCAGCGCCAAACCAGCGGTCGACCGGAGTCTCGCTGCTAAAGGCCAGTGGCACAGTGCGTGCTTCCTCGTCAACATCGGCGCGGGAAAACGTGGCCATGCGTTGCAGGGTGCCGGTTTTCAGTGTGCTTGGTGTGTGCATGGTGAGTTTGGTTTGTGGGGGTGATAATGGAGCGTTTAATGCGTGGTGTTAAGGCAAAAAAGTTCCGGTCTAGAGCTTGAGAAAAATGATGTCTAACTCGCGGCGGCCACGGCTGCTTCCTCGACGGCGGTTTGTCCTTGCGGGTTGCTTTCAAAATTGATCAGCGTGATGCCGCTGGCT